CCAACGCACGAGTCAACTTGGTTAACTGATCCCATGCGTATAGTAGAACCGTTCGAAATCTCTATCACTTTATCTTTTGCATTATCTCTAATTACTTCTAGATCAAAGTGTTTTATAAGTGTTCTCTGCAGATCAAAAGAGATCTGCGAGAGAGCATAGTTCGGAGACATGATCAAAATATTTGACGAAGGAACCAGTGAAACGAGTTGACCAATTATATTGGCTATGTATGTCTTTCCTTGCCTTCGTGAGATTGCCGCGCAGACAAATCGATACTTTGGATTATTAATAGCATTTATAATTGCTACTTGAGAAGGTAAAGGAGTGATACCCAGTAAATCCATATATGGCTCTACTGGTAATTTCAAAAATTTATCTTCTGCTGAATAATCACAGATATATTCAGATAATATATCTTTGCGGCTGATCTCTATTGACATTTAGTCTTGTCCCATTGAACGTGTTTTGCTATACTTTCTACAATACTCTAGCTCTGTAAGATATTCTTCTTCCTCTTTTGAAGGTCGAATGCTCTTTTTATATTCTTCTACGAACTCAAGTATCTCTTCAGTCTCGGATTTTTCTGGAAGCGCCATAATACCACCCTTGTATTAGTTTTACCGCGACAGTATTCCACCAGAAGAAAGTTTTATGAAAAACATATCCTCTACCTTCGAGAAATGTTTTCTCACACCACTTCTTTTGAATATTGTCTAGGTAAAGTTTATTATGTCGAAGGACTGCATGTCCATCACCCTTTACTTGACAATAACAAATTTTATATCCGCCGAATATGAGATTCCAAAACATCTTCATATAACTACGTCCTGAGACTTCATATAAATATGTTAAGGAATAATCTTCACAATCGCCTTCAAAAGGAAGTTGCTTCATTACATACCAAGCATCTCTTTTCCCATATGCATTAGTATCTCTTACATACTGAAAATTTTTATTTAGATGTTCTAAGAATTTTACTTCCTGCTCATCCATGCTGATACCCCCATATATGCACCCACAACACCTGCTTGGGCTATATAAAATAACCCTAGTAAGTCAGCCAAAGCTGACACACGACTTTCGGTAACAAAGGGAGTAAATAATACTCCACTAAAGACTATCATAGATCCCATTGCTACCCAGGCCATTCTTTTTTGTGCTTCGGACTTTTCTTCCCGAAGCTCTATCTCAAGCATATCTTGAGATCGTTTAATTTCTTCGTCCGAAACTGTACCGTCCCCATCTAGGTCGAATTCATTATAGTGTGAATCCTTTTGTAGTCGTTTTACCATTTAACTTTATCCGCCCAGTAAGCTGCTGACATCTTACCCTTTGCTATATTTTTGCGGTGTCGAGCTTTAAACGATGCTCTTTTTCGTTTCATGGCTTCGCTTTCGCCTGCCTTTGGTTTTCCAGCAGTCTTTGCTCCCTGCTGCCCAAATCTAATTGTCTTTACTTTAGTTCCAACTTTTGCCACTACTATGTGTGACTTTTTTGGATGACCGGGCGTTCTTTTGGGTTTATTAAATCCAGAGACCCCAGCACGCTTCAGCCTAGGATCTTTTTTTCGTTTTCTTTTTACGGCCACGTTTTTTCCTCCTCTTCTTTCCTGCCAGCTGTTGGCGAAAGGAAGCGGGGGCACTTACCCCCGCCATTACTAGCCGCGACTCGAGCGCTTCTTACCGCGCTTCTTACCGTTTTTCTTTGCGGGCTTTTTCTTTTTACCCATACCCTTTTGCTTTGCAAGGATAGCTCTTTGTAAAGCAGGTGGAAGTTTTTTCTGTTTTGCAGTCAACGCCATTATTTTCTCTTTCGTACTTTATTTGTGTACGCTTGGTGGGAGCTTCCAGGCATAAATCGCTTTGCGTCTCCTCTACCATGTGAGTGTATACCTTTTAGACCAAGGGCTCGCGCTCTTTTTCGAGCAGCAGTTGCAGATTTATAGATATCTTTCTTTTTAATATAAGTTCTATGTCTCTTCCGATTGATAGCCACGAAGTATCTCCAATGTTTTTCTATCTTGCTGTATAATTACAGGGACTGGCGTTTGCCTATTTCCTCCTTTTGTATAATCAGGGTGAGACCACAAAAATTCATAGTCTGAATACATGCTATTAAGTTCTTCGGCTATTTCATACAAATCATCATCTGTATAGCCTTCAGGAAAGATATAAATATTTGCTTCACTTTCCTCTAAGTTTCTTATTGATAAATCTTTTTCATAAAAATTTATCATATTATCTTTGTACGCTTTGAAAGACCAAGGGCATACATCTTGTATACTTTCAAAGTATTCGTACCATTTATCTACGCCTCGCACGTTTTTGCCGTCTGCCTTTCTTTTTAGCGAAAGTACTTACGTTTGTAGGCTTACCCCCAACACCTTGCTTTACAGCTCTTTTTCTTCTTATAGCTGATTTTCTTTGGGAAGGGGTCATTCTAGCGGCTTTTGCTGCAGGAACACATTTTGGGTACTTTTTCTTACCCGCTTTAGTGCGTCCACACTTTTCAAAGCCACCACCTTTTTTGGGTCTTGATATGTCAACCCAGTTTTCTCCGAACCATTTTGTTAAACTCACGGTTTATCTCTTTTTAGACGGTCAGGTATGTCGTTTACCTCTACGCCGCCGCTTTTTACCGATTGGCTTTTTTCTACGCTTATCCACTTCGGTATTTGCCCCCACGCTTCTTGTATTCTCTTACAAGCCAAGCATTTGCATATGCAGAAGGATAAACAGCAAATTTACGTCTTGCTGCTGCTTTAACTCTTGAGTACAGTGCTTTGTTTGTAGGAATTGATTTTCTTTTGGTACTTCGTCGCCTTCTACGAGCAGCCATTTATTTCCCCTACTTGTCTCTCCAAGCCTGGCACGGAGTGCCCAATAATTTAAGTATTATAATACGAATAAGTCTCAATGTCAAGACTTATTTTTGGTATGGTATAAATTTTAACAAGTTCATTCTTACCCTTTACAGTCACTTCTCCTAATTTTTTATAATCAAAAAGAGCAAGCTCTGCTGTAGATTCAGATATGATTAGATCAGTATCGAATTCTTTGCACTGACCTTCTAAACGAGAAGCAAGATTAACTGCGTCGCCGATAACGCTATAGTCGAAACGACTACTAGAACCCATATTACCGACAATACACGGTCCCGTATTGATTCCGATTCCCGTATTGATTTGAATGCCTCCTTCATGTTGTAGAACATTATTTAACTCCGCTAACTCTAGGCGCATATGCAGGGCTGCATTTACGGCGTCTTCTGCATGGTTTGGATTATCAAGAGGAGCATTCCAAAATGCCATAATACAGTCTCCCATATATTTATCTATTGTGCCTCCATACTGTAAAATTATATCCGTTTGATTTGTAAGGAAACGGTTTATAAGCTCTACTAGGCCTTCTGGATTGTCTTTATATCCTTCTGAAATTGGCGTAAAGCCTCGTATGTCACAGAAAAGAAATGTCATATCTTTTCGCTCACCACCAAGTTTTAATAGTTCTGGATTCTTTTGTAGCTTTGCTACCATGCCCGGGTCTAAGTAGTGCTCAAACTGCTTCTTAATCTGTTGTCGCAACTTAAACTGTGTGTAAAAACTAATAAAACTTGCAACCGCCCAGGTAACAAAAGCAGCAAGAATAATATAAGACGGATCGAGTAAAGTATAAGAATTATTAAAAGTATATGAAGTATATCCAATCGAAGCACTAATAACTATAATAAGTGCAGGTATAGAAAAGTACAAATTAAAAGCAAGTGCAGCAATAGCTATTAGTATTACAGTTAAAGCAAGTATCTCTGCGCCATCTGCCCAGTCTGGTCTTGCAATATTTTTTCCCTGAAGCAAAGTAGAAATTGCAGATGCCTGAATCTCATGCGGTGCTTTCAATCCATCTGGAGTTGCAACTAGAGTAGATGCTCCGCGTGCAGTAACTCCTAGTAAAACAATTGGATACTCCGGAGCTTTCTCTGCATAATCTTTTGCGGAGATACGTTCAAATCTTGTATTCCAAGTTGCCCATACTCTTGCATTTGGATCTGTAGTAATTATAGGAAGCCCTTTTACACGGAGAGCTTCTATTCCTGTCTCATTAGTTTTAAGAGCATAAGATCTTGCACCCGTTGCAGCTCGAAGTATTTCTAAACCAAAAGAAGGATAGAGAGTATCGTTTATATTGAAAACAAGAGGAAGTCTTCTTACAAGGTTGTCTACCTCTGGAGCTGTAGAAGTTACACCATTTCCAACTGCGGCCTCCTCTATAAGATCTACATTATTTAACACTCCTTTGTAGGAAAATAGAAAAGGTTTTGGGTCTTCTCCAATAGAACTTGTACCAACGTGAGGAGGCTTGCCGGCATAGTCAGAATTTGAGGCAGCTGCAGAAACTACAACTGAGTTTCCTTTGATACATTTTGCTAAATTTTTGTCTCCGCCAAAACGATCCTGCTCAGGAAATAAGACGGAAAACCCCGTAACACCTGGTCCAAGGAAACGACAGAATACTTCTCGAGGCCAAGGCCATTGACCAAGTTTCTGGAGGCTATCATCATCAATATCTACGAGTAAAATATTTTCATCACCTACATATGGTAATGTAGAAATAAAATAATCAAAAGTTTTTAAACGTACAGACTCGACAGGAAAGGGATCCACTGCGCGTAACCCTACGAGTGCAAGTATTAAAGTACCAATTATATAAAATTTTTTCATTCTTGTACGATTGTAATATATACATCGCCTCCTTGATTTAGTATGATATTAAACTTTTCACCATTATCGTCCCACATAATATTATACCCCATACCTTGTAATAACTCAAGTCGAGCAAAGTTTTCAACCTGTCTTTGCATTACAACCTGTTGTCCTTCCATAAAAGTGCTTATTTGAGTAGTACTATCCAGGCCTATTGTTGTTCCTTGTATTGAAAAGGTTCCCTGCTCTTCCAGAACGTTTTCTTCCTCTTCCTCCTCTCTATCAATCTCTTCAAGTATGTCAAGTAAATCTCTTAAAAAATCTACATCGAGTAAATCCATATCTAGTTCTGAATACTCTAAGTTTTCTTCACTATTTGCTAGTTCATCTTCTAGTAGCTCTACTTCTAAATCGTTAAAGTCTAATAAACTTTTTCTTTTCTCAACAACTTGATCCTCTTCTACAGATTCCTTAGGAGGCGATACAATTAACATATTATCAATTAGTCCAAGCGTTATGTCAAGTATCTTTGGACTAGTAGGTTCTTTTTCAAACATAGAAACTGTAGTTGCTTGATAGGGTTTATTCAGAGTTACTTGTCCCATCATTGAAGCCACAACAATCTCTCCAGAAGCATCGCCAAACTCGTCTGGGAGCAGTATAATGAGAGTTCTTCCAAGCTCATCTACAGTTGCAGTAAAGTCTGTCCCACGAATAGCTATCTCTGCCGTGGGAGTAGTAATTTTAATATTATCTTTGTCGATGGTGCCGAGAGCACCTGTTATGAATCTTGCCGTTCCTGACGCAAAGTTGAGAGCAAGTTTTGATTTGGTAGGATCTGGATCATAAACAAATTCATCTATTATGATCTCAGAATGTTCTGTGAGCTTGAGTACGGAGTCATCAAGAAACTTAAGTTCTATGCGACCTGCTGCAGTCCGTACATCGTCATAGCTTTCGATGCCGAAGTCTATGGTTGCATCGGACTGCTGCTCTTCTCGGAATACGGCAGCGACACCAAAAACATCAGTTACGCTGCCTATATTCGCATTAGCAAGTTGTGGAACCAGAACCAGACTGAATAATGCAAAGAGTCGCATTTGTTGAACTTGTGCCGCTTCCAGTTGTAGAGAAGTTTATAAAATCATTATCGCCAGTAGAAGATTGATATACACCAATATCCCAGTAGCTGCCAGTTACGCTAATAGTAGACTGATGACCATTACCTGAAGAAGCACCAGAGTTGTTAATACCCACATAGTCAATCTCATTGTAACTTCCTGTAATGTCCCAATCCTGAGTAACATACTTTGAGTTAATAATTGCATTGATGGTATTATTACTACCGTTGATATCCCAGTCGAGATTCATATTACTTGAATCAGCGGCTGCGATTGATCCCATACTGTTCCAACTATTCAAACCAGTATGTGTTTTTGCAGTTGCCGCATCAAATACAATTGTATTATCACTACCGTTTATGTACCAGTTTACAACACCGTCAGTAGCATCTGCTCCAACACCGTAGTTGATTGTCTGGTCATTGTTACCACCTTGAATAATATTATCCCAGTCGGTATTGTCAATATCAAAAGTTCCAGAAGGATTCCACTGAGCAACTAGCTCATTGTTGTTCCCTGTCCACACAAAGTTAAAATCAGAGCTATTGGAGTTTAAATCTGCTCGAAAGAAGTTTAAGTCTCCAATCTGATCCAGATTGAATACCATGTTGCTACTATTCAGTAGCATTGCATTATTTACTGTACCTGTTGCGCTTGTGTCACCCGCTACAACGTTACCACTACCCAACTGCTCAATATCTATCTGAGTATTAGTTGTGCCGGTAGTAGTCTGCTGTATATAAATCTGGTTATCAGCTGCATAAGCTGAACCAGACATCAGTAATCCAAGTACCAATAATGAGCGTTTCATTACTCATCTCCCAGTTCAAAAGACCAGAAGTCTTTTTCTTTCCCCTCCAATATGGTTTCATATACGGCGGTTTCTATTGCTTCTCGCAGAGCTACTGCACTGCTTTCATTTTCAGTTGTCCCGGCCTCTAGTTCTACTAACTGTGTGCCAAGTTCTACAAACTTGAAAACGTCGCCTGATGTTCCAACGGAAAGGATTTTTTTAGTCACAAGGACTTCAATTAATATTTCCCCTGTTAGAACGGATACGGTGCGCAAGGTTACTGTTACTGTGTCTTCGCGGAATTGTCGGGAAGCTCCTATACCTAATGTTCTTGCTCCTACACCTCCTGTTCTTAAATTAGTTTCGTAATCT